CTCCGTGTTGCTCGTGGTGTCGAGCACGAGCATTCTGGTGATGGCGTTCTGCCTGATCTCCCAGCTGCTGATGGGCACGAGCCTGATCTCCCATCGCTTATAAGATGCGAAGTTGACACGCAAGTAGCTGTAGACTTCCTCTCCGCTGATGCCGGCAACAGCAAAGTTCTCAGGGAACGTCACCCAGGTTGCGCCACGGTCAGCGCTGTACTGCAACGCGAAAGAGCTATAGCGCCTTGTCTTTGTTGTGATCTGGCTGCCGCCGCTGTCGTAACGCGAGACAGACAAGACGCCGTTCGCGGTGTCACCCACCTGGTTCTGGCCGGCTCTGCTGTTGATGGTCTGGATCTTCTCGCATGAGCGAAAGCCCGTCATGCCGTTAATCGTTATCCCAACCCGCGACTTGATAACAAGCTCGCAAACCTTGAACTCCCTTACCGCGCCAACTGACGCAACGGCCATGCGGAAAATTTGAGAGGCTTGCGAGCACAGCTTGTAGCGCCCCTCGGTGCCGCTGAGCAGCGGGGCAAGATCATTGTCAGGATCGTATTCGGGCGGGAATAGGATTGTCCCAGTTCCGCTTGGGTTCAGGAAGTCTGGGCCGACAAACTGTACGCTCCCGGCTTGCACGACCGTAAATATGTACTGCATCGAATTGCCGTTGCCAACGGGCTCCTGCTCGGAGTCGCTGATGAAGATAGATTGGTTGACGCTTTCTGAGATCCTCTCTTCGAGTACCGCCCAGCAACTGCCAATTCTGTAAAGCTCGTTCGGGATCAGCGCGGAATCAGCATTGTTCTGCACGCTTGCAACCGATGCTGCCACACCACCCATCTTCTCGTCGGACTCAGCGTCATCATTGATGACACGAGAGTTGTTTGTGTTGAACCTGATCGTAGTACCTGCGTCGGTTGTGCCGGACAGCACGTAGCGCAACGAGTCACCAATGGCAACTGTTTGCGTAACGATCTGATAGTTACCGCTTGCCGGCGTAGTCCATGTCGTAGAACCTGACGCCCTGTGCTGCCTGATCCCGCCACGCATCGACCAGTAGTATTTGCCTTTCCAAGTTTCAACAAGAGCGGCGGCATCATCATCAGTTCGCACCTTGTCACTGCTGCTGATTCGAGCTACAACTGTAGGCTGAATTGTGATAGTGGCGCGGTGCATCATTGCATTGGGGCACCAGCCGTAAAGGCCAAACGCTTTGCTTGTTGACGGCGTTTCTGCCATGCAGAATGCTGTTTTGTACTGATTGCCGCCAACGTTTACAGCGAAGACATCCGGGGCCCCGTAGTTCTGAAAATTGCCCGTGTCCCTTGCGGCCTCCCTGCCGGCGATGAGATCGCTGCTCGTGATTCGCCCGCCATCGCGGGAGTAGTAAATCGAGTACCTTGCTCCCCTGGCGAGCGCGGTTCCGGTGTAGGAGTAGGCGCCGAGAGTGTTATTCCCGAACGCCCAGCCCCTGGGATCCCAAGCGTCTGCTGCCATGTTCGCGGCGCCGGCAAGGAAGATGCCACGGAACATCACTGAGCCGTTGTAGGCCAGCATCTGCGACCACAGCAGCGGCATCGCCACGCGCACGCCGCCCAGGTTGTTTTCGCGTTTGGCGATCACAACAGGCACGAATTGCCCAACCCTTGCCGGCTCCTGTATCGAGTCGAATCCGAAGCGCGGCGAGGAGCGCTGATTGCTCGTGCGCCCCTCGCTGCTGCTACGCCTTACGACAAGCCTCGATTGCTGTTGCGCTGGGAAGAGCAGTGAAGACAGCAGCGTGACACCGACCGAGATCGCCAGGTTGACGAGGATCGGCACAAGCGGCCCGCAGACCGGGCCTTCTGCAGGCTTCTGGATCGAATGCGTGAGCGTGATCGCCTTCCATTCCTGGTACTCCTCTTGCGATACGCCGAGGATTTCGGCAAGGCGCTCTTCGTAGGGAAGGAGAGGGATCATCTGAGACGGAACAGTTTGAGGCCGCCGCAGGACGAGACGGGGCCAGCGATCAGGCGTCCATGATGACGCACCGTGACGAGAGTCTTCTCGTCAGGGAGCGCCCCGGTGCCGAAGCTCCCGTCCCTGTGATCGAAGCGCACGAGGGCACCGGCCTCAGGCTTCTCGATCCGATCAGTGGCCTCCTCCCAATCGAGCCGGAGCTTGCCCCAGTCGCCCTGGCGAGCCATCTGGTACCAGTGGTTCATCCATCCCTCGGGCCAGTCCATGTCCAGCTCCTCCCGGATCGCCTGGGTGGTCCTGAAGCAGCAGGCTGCCGCGCCGTCCCTTGGGTCCGCACCCAAAGCCCATGGGAGGCCCACCCACTTGCGCCAAAAAGTCAAAACGTGATTCCTCCGCTTGATGGTAACGGCCCGACCTGGGCAGCGGTAAGTCTACGCGTTGGCGCGGTCCCTGCAACAAAATTGAGCGGGTTGGCGAGGCGAAGTGTTACGGGGGCGAACTTGTCTTCCTCGCCAGGCACCTCGTCAGCGTACCCAAACGAGTCGCAAACGCAGATTGTGGAACTGAGCGTGCTAAGCTCGGTCCATGTCGGGTAGCCTGTTTCATTTGCCGGCGGGGTGCCAGAAAGTAGGACGGTGAGGATCCTGACGAAGTATCGCCCTTCCGATGCCTGCCAGAGCGTTGCAGCTGAGATAGCATTCGCTGGGGCGATCAGCTCGAACTCTCCGCTGTCACTGCCGCCGGTCGAGACATCGCCGGCGATGCTGAAAGGGGCAAACTGATAATTGACGCCACCGTAGTTCCTGGTTTCCGCTGGGAAGAAGGCCTGGAAGAGCTGACGCGGGCTGAGCGCTGTGGCCGTTGCGCTGAGGAACTCGATGTAGTGAGCGATTTTAAGCATTAGATTCCAGCGTAGTCGCGCACATCTTTGCTGTTGCGCATCCCAGCATACGTCGAACTCCTCGCCCTTTGCACCAGGGCGGCATTGCTCTTGCGGAATTGCTCTTCGGTGACGTAGCGCTCTCCGCGTTGCTCGGTGACAGTGTAACGCAGATCGATCACACCATTGTTCGATTCCTTCATGCCGCGCAGCTCAGCGGCCTTGTCAACCTTGTCGCGTGGCACGACACTGCCAACCATGCCAGGGAAGAAGAACTCTGGGCCTTCCTCGCCGATGACATATCCCTCTCCGGGCTTTGTGGTGCCACCATTGGCGAAGAAGCCACCGAAGGCGAAGCTCGGGGAGAAGCCTGGAATCAGGGACGGCGCAGCGGCACCCAGGAGCGACGAGGCGAAGCCCCCGCCGCCTCCGCCCCCACCGCCCACGACACCCGAGAGAACGCCCGCCAGCTGGCGCTGGAGCAGGCTGGTGAGCTGCTGCTGCGCGGCGTCGGCGAAGCTCCCGGCGATATTCCTGAGCATTTCGCGGCCCACATCCTCGATCTTCTTCGTGCCGCTCACAATATCGACTAGCCCATTGGTAAGAGAGCCGGAGATCGCGCTTGATACATCGACGATGTTCTTTTCGAGATTCTCCCACACGAGCTTCTGACTTTCGAGCAGGTTTGTCCTGTTGGCAAGATCAGTTGCCTTTGAGGCATCGCCATCAAAGTCGCGCAGTCCTTGCTCAAATGCCCGCGCACCTCCGCCGACGAAACCAGCACGAATGCCGGCGCCGACAAGGCCCGTGTCACGTTGCAGCTCATTGATCTGCCTCCTGAACTCGTTTTGCTTGCGCAGCTCCTCGGTCTCAGCGACAAGGCCGCTCCACTTCTGACGCTGTGCTTCATTCGCCTGCTGATACAACGTTGATGCCAGGAGTAGCTCGACGTTGCTTGCCTTCAGTTCGCCGCGCTCTAGTGCAATCGCTTGCGCCTTTTCAGCCGCGAGAGTCTCCTGCAGTTGCAGAACCTCTGAGCGAACGCGATCCTGATTCTGAAGCTGATTGTTCAGCTCGATATTCTTGCGGCGCTGCTCCTCTTCCTTCTTGGCGATGTCAACTGCAAGGCCTGCTTGCTCGTTGATCTGCTTTGTGGCAGCAACAAGCTCCTGTGGATTGTATTGCGTTTTCGCTCTGGCGAGTGCGTTGACGCGATCCTTCTCGATCTGCGTCAATCTGGCGGCGGCCTCGGCCTGCCCGTCGGCGACAGCAGCAGCTTGATCGCTCAGGCCGATCGCCTGCTTCCTTGCCTCGATCTGCCGCTGCAGTGCATCTGCCTGCTGTTGCAGTTGCGGAAGTTGATTGTTCTGCAGGATCTGCTCGATCTGCCCAAGCTCGACACCTTTCTGTCTGAGCTTGATCTGATCTTCGAGGATGCGCTGAGCTTCCTTCTCTCCGCCGGCCAGGCTTGCCCCGGCCGCCAGGCGAGCCGCGTTGACCGGCGCAGCGGAGGGCGTGGGGCCGATCGGGACGTTTCGGAATGCTGGCGCAGGGACGTTGCTGATCTGTGCGGCGGCGCTGGCCTGGGGGCCGGCGGGGGCGGGGGCGCCAATGGTGCCCTCAAACTTTCCGTGGATGATTCGATAAACCTTGCCGTCCGGCGTCATAAATGCTGTGTTGTCGCCATAGCTTCCCGCCTTGCTGCTCGTCCACTTTGCGCCACCTGTCAGGGTTAGCGCCGCGTTTGCGCCAAACGCATAGTCCCAGGCGCGATGTTCACGTCTCCCACCGTCCCTTGACGCCCCGAACTGCCCACCCTGCACGGTGAGCCCCCTGCTAAGCGGGGCGCCGTTGACGAGAACATAGGGATCGAGTGCCCCTCTTCCGAAATATGCGCCACTCCGCTCGGCAATATCAAAGTGTGCGCCGTACTGATTTGGGCCACCCGGCCCCCAGCCCCCCTGGATGTAGCGACCGGCCGCCACGCCCGCTCCCGCCGGCCCCACGGCCCCACTGCCAGGAGCGCCCGCCCCCGCCGATGCCCCACCACCCGCGCCCATGTCAGGCAGTGTCATCGCCTGCCGCATGTAGTCAGCGGCCTTGATGAAGCGATCGTAAACATAGTCCGCAACCTGCTTTCTATAATCTTCTACTGACCTGACGTAGGCGAGCTTGCGGCGCTCGATGTCCTCAATCTCGCGTGCATTCGTGCGCTTATAGTCTTCCGCATCCCGCCCGAGCTTCACCAGCGTCAACTCAAGCCGTCTGCGCGATTGCTCAATATCTGCTTCACCCTCCCTCCTGGTCCGCATCACTTCGCGGACATTGCTGAGCAGTTGCTGCTCAAAGCCGACCGCTGAGGCGAATGCACCACGCGCACCGAGATCACTGCGCTCAATACGATTCTGTGCGGCGCCGCGAGCGTTCTCGATCTGCTTCTCAAGCGCTTGTTGCCTGAGGTCGAAGATTTCGCGCTCCTTCTTGTAGGAGTAGTCTGCAATCTCTCGGTTAAGATCCGCGCCATCGCGTTGCAGGTCATGCGCCTGGCGTTGCAGCTTGAACGCTTCACGGTACGCAGACTTAATATCATCCGCCGCTTTGCGCGATTCATCGATTCGAGTGCCTGCATCCTTGAAGGCATCCTCGGCGGATAGCGCGGGCCGGCCAGAGGAGGAGGCAATAGCCTTGTCGATTCGCTCCTGAATCCTGGATCGAGGAGCTTCCCCTATGTCAGTGAGCTTGCCGGTAAGCGGGTTGAATCTGTAGTTGCGACGCGATTTGTCTACATCCTGCCCGCCGCCTCGGACACTATTGATTAGGCTAACAATATCATTCAGTACAATCGTGAAGCCGATGATCCCAGGGATCACAAGCCGCTGCAGGTCACCGGCAAGGATGGACCAGGACTCCTGAAGTTTCTTTTGCTCAGTATTCAGTGCGCCAAGTTCCTTCGCCGCTCCAGGACCGAGACGCTTTTCGACCTCGCGCAGAACGAGCGTTTGCGCATCGTATGCACGACCAACAGATTGCAGTTGCTGGACTTGGAACTTAATGCTATCGCCGACGTTGAACCCGTTCTTTTCGAGTGCCTGGATGGCATCGTTGGGCGCCTTGAGCGAGGTGGCAAGTTCCTTGAGGTTGTTCGACGTGGTATCAATCGCGCTACCGACAGCAGTGCCGATCAGCGACAGGCCGAAGCCGAACGAGCCACCGATCGCGCCGCCAAGTGCGCCACCCGCGAAGCCGCCTGCGGAGGCTCCCACGCCCTGGCCGAACAGGAGCGGGAACGAGCCACCGATGATCGCATTGCCGATCGTGTCGCGGCGACTTCCCTGGAAGAAGCCGGGCTGCTGCTTGAAGCCTGGCGCAAGGTCTGGCCTGCGCTGTGCCAGGCGCTCGTCAAAAGAGAGCCCCCGAGTCCGCCGGAACTCTATCGCTCGCCCTCTCGCGCTGGCCTGATTTGCATTTTTCGCCTGAGCGAGAGCCTCTCTTCGCGTTTCGGCCTCGATCTTGTCTCGATTGCGACTAATGGATTTCAGCGTTGGCGAATCCTTTTCAATCTCCTCAGCTTGACGACTGAAAACATTGAAGACGGATGCTTCTGCGGCAGCCCTGGTGCGATCGGAGATCAGGTTGCGACGAGCAACGTCCTCGTCACTCACGCCGGCAGGGCGCAGGGTCGCCTCAGTGCCTACGCCGAAATCACGAGATAGCGCCCTGTCTCGCGCATAGGTATCGCCTGCCGCTTGCCGCTGAGCCTTGACAAGCTCGTTGGCGGCGGCTACTTCTGCCTGCCTTGCGCCGAGTCTTCTTTCTACCGCCGCCAGGTTCTCCTCTTCAACAGCATTCAGCTTGCTCTGCGTTGAGATAAGATTTCTTAGCGCTACCTCTTCATCGTTTACGCCGGCAGGGCGCAGGGTTAGTGCTGTGCCTACGCCAAAATCACGAGATAGCGCCCTGTCTCTGTTGTATAGATCATTAGTCGCCTGTTGAACACGCTTCCGTGCTGCCGCCTGCCTTTCTATGGCGGCAAGATTTTCCTCTTCGAGAAAGAGTTGCTTGCCCGTGAGAGCGTAGCTTGCTCTCTTGACGTTATTGATTTGATTATTCGCTTCTGCGCGATCCTGCTCAATCTTGAG